GGGACTATTTCCCCATCTTCCTTCGTATATTACATCACCTTCAAAAGGAGATAAAGGATTTATAGTATCTCTTTCAAAAAAAGTTTCACCTAAAAATATTTCAGTAGGTTGATCTGTTACTCTTTTTATACTACCTAATGCTGTTTGTTGATATGTTTTTTGTTGGGTTGGTGATAAATTACCTTCTAAAAAAGGAATAGCATTATGATGTGGATGATTCCAAATACTTAATATATTTAAATAATATTTAGATTTACTTGATGTAGATGCTTTAATTCCTATATCAGGTAAACTTAATATAAGTACTAATTCATTAATTAAGGGATAATTTTTTATATTAGATAATAGTGGTTTTGCTGTAAATTTATTTACTTGAGGATTAATATTAGATATATCAGCTGGGGATGATTCAATATTTACATATTCAATAGTTCCAATAGCATTATAATCATCTCCATCTAGAATAATATTAATAACCCTTCCCGTGCTTATTGTAAAACCTAGATTATTTTTTAAATTATAATCATTTTTAGTATTAAGATTTTTATTTAAAGCACCAAATCCGTAACTAGCCATTATTTATCTCCTTTTAATTCGTTCATAGCCGCAAGTAATTGCTCTTTTTCCTCATCAGAAATTGTTAATTGACCATCAGATGTAGTAGTTGCCATAGCACGTTGAGCTAAAGCGGCCATTTTGATTAAAATATCATCGTTTTTAACACTAATTTCCATATATTCTTTAATTAGGGGAACTACCAAAGTAGCATCCCCAATATCAGAAATAAGTGGTTTTAATTCAGAAATTAAAGCAGTAACCTGTTGGTCTTTTTTCTTTTGGTTATTATAGATTTCCTCTAAAACATCCGAAAATTTTTTATTTTTAAAAATTATGTTATCAAATTGTGACATAAATATACAGTTAGTTTCTTATAAATATGAAAACTAAAACTTTGTATATCCATGTTCTAAATAAAATACATAACCTTGTTTAAAAATGTCATAAAGTTGATTAGCTATTTTAGTAATTTTAGGAGTTTTAACGTCTACGATTTCACGGATATAAATGTAAAGAGCTTTTTTATTAAATATATCTAAATGTTCTCTCTTACGAAATAATTCTAAAATAGCATCCGCAATTTGAGCGTCATATTCTTTAGGAAATAAAGTATAAATATGTTTAGTGCAATAATCGGAGAATTCATCTATAAACATTGATAGACGTTCATCATGCGATGAATCATCAATGGTGTATGAATGTTCCTCGTCTTCTTCTAAAGTATCTAAACCAATAGTATCAATACGTTTTTTATAATTTTTCTGATTTGATAATATTAAGTAACGTTTAGCTATAGTTCCAAAATAAGAATATGCTTTAGCTCCTCTTTCTGGATTAAATAAGTGGATTTTAGATAAAAGAAAAGTAATTACCTCGTGTTGTAAATCCTCAATATTATCTACCTCAGTATAATAAAATTTAAATGTGTGAATAATATTTTCGGTAAGTTTAAAAAAAGCATAATGAATTCTATCGTGATAAATTCTACTTTTTAATTCAAAATCAGTAGTATTATTATATAATACAATAGCATCCTCAGTATCTTGAGTAAAGTATTGTACTCCTTTTTTCTTCTTTTTTACAACAACCTCTTCCATTATTTTGAAATATTCTTAATAATAAAAGTACTTAAAGCAGTTTGAATAGTTTTAATTTGTTCAAAGAAAAATCCTACTTCATCATCAGATTTAAAACTACCTTTAGCATCCACTTCTATCATTTTCTTTTCAGCCATTTCTATAGTATCTGAAATTTTATTTAGGTAGGTCATATAACCTGCTAAAATATCCTCTTGTTTTTCGTTTTTACGTAAGAGGTTAAAGGTCGTGAATCCGAGAGTCACGACCAATATAGAAAGAATAATAATTGTTAATATCATAAGTTATCTAATAAGTTTTTAAGCCCTTGACTTTTTACACTACCTAATGCTTTAGACTTAGTAGCGGAAGTTACAGGTGCTGATTTATTATTACCCAATGTAAATGGTTTCTTTTGAGTCTCCACGCTACCCTGTAATTTAGGTAACCATTCTCTTTCAAATTCAATCCTAGCAGCCATTAAATCCGCCTGATGTACAATAAAAGGTAATGATGTACGTGGTTTTTGTTCGGGCATATAAGTCATTAAATACTTTTTATTTGCTTCATCATATAAACCATCATGTGTTTGAATAGTAATCATTTCATTAAATGTATACTGGATACCATAAGATTGAAGTAAAAATAAACCACGATCAGGAACAGAGGCAAATGGGACTTTAGTATTAAACATATAGTCCTCACCTAATTTTTCACGTCTCCAATTATCGGTCTGGGGTATGTATGATTCATTTTCCTCGTCTCCCATTTTACCTAAATCATGATTTAGAGCCGAAAATACTAATTCTTCTTTAGTATAAGTTGTAGCATCACAACCCATTGAAACCCATAAATCATTAAGGTGAAGAGCACAAGTAATAACTCTATTTACATGTTCTACATACCCTCCAGGAAAAGCATTATGATATTCTTTTTTATGAGCGGCAGGCATTAACATCAAACGCTCACTATATTTTTCATAAAATTCAATTAATTTAGTTTTACGAGGTTCGGAAATATGATCCTCAATAAAGCCCATTAGTCGTAACCAATTCTGTTGGATTTGTTCTGCTGTTAAATTCATAACTTAAAATTTATTAATTTCTCCCGGACCTAAAGGTTCCTGTTGTAAAAATGATTTAGCATCATCTAATGATTCACGAAGTGTAATTAATACCTCTTCTACTTGTTCTCTTGAACCTCCACGATTCAAAAAGAAATGAATCTTCTGTACTTCCCCCTCTGCCCTTTCCATCCTTCTCATTATTATTTCTCTATTTTTCATATTTTTTCTTTTCCCGTGATTGGAATATAATATTGGAAGTAAAATACTCCAAGCTTAAGTTAAAAGAAGTTTTACAAATTCTAAATTCTTTTTAAGGTGTGAACATTTTTCATATTCCTCGTGTTCTTGGAAATAATTTATTGATAATTCTAAGGCAACTTTAAGATGTATATCGGCAAATCTATATAATGCTTCTTGGGCAACCAAATTATTTGGATCTACCTTTTGAATATAACTCCAAGCTCTATTAAATACTACAAATTCACCTGCTCTATCAACATCAATTACATCTAATCCCTCTTCCATTTGGTCAAAAAATTTAAGTATCTGAGTGTTAAATACTTGATGATTTTGGATTAATTTCTTAAACATCCCAACCCAGAATAAAGGATGGTTTTTATAATCTAAAGCAATATCTACTTGTTGAGCTTTCTCCCTTAATGACTCGGGTTCATCTCCATTAAACAAGTTAAATATTTTATCAACATTCATACCCCGATACATATAGGCGCCATACACTTTTATATAGCGCCTATAATAAACGACCTCGCTATATTCACATACAGCGTTAAAAATTAAATATTTATTTTAATAACGCGTAATATTCTTTAAAATGTTTAATACGATCAGCTAAACCAATAGTACCTCCATTTACACGTTTTGTTACTAAAGTTACAGTAGCATCGTCTGCTCCTTTATCACAAATACTCCAAAGTCCATTTTTGTTAAAGAACCAAGCAGCTGACATTAAAGGGTATTTAGTTGCTACTAAATCAGGATTTCCTAAAATATCATCATCTACAAACTTATCAAAAGCAGAATAATTATCTTTACCTGTTAATTGGATATATCCTCTACCTCTAAATTTATATCCATCTTTAGTAGCTTCAGGACCATTACCCATTCTACCTCCATAAACTTTAGAAGCAATCATTTCTGGTTTACGCTCATATTGAGCAGCAGTAGCAGCATTAAAGTATTTAGGAAAAGTACCTAATAAACCTTTAGCTCCATAATTTAAATTTTCATTAACAGCTTTAAACCCACCTGATTCGTGACCACACTGAGATAAAAAGTGGGCAAGTCTTAAAGGATTAGTAATACCAAACTTAATAGCAGTATCCGGAATCATAGAAATAACTGAATCAGGAACATGTCCTTTTAAAGCAGCTAGTTTAAAAGAAGAAGCAGGAACAGCAACAGAGGTACTTCCTTCACTAGGGAACATTTTTCCCCAACTCCCATCTCCTACAATACCATCTGCTGTTAAATTATTAGCAGCTTGCCATTCTTTTACTTTAATTTCAGTACCAGGACCAAAAATTCCATCAGCAGCTAAACCTAATTTAGCTTGTAATTTTTTAACGTCTTCACCGTTTGAACCATTTTTTAATAGCATATTTATTTATCCCTTTC